CGTTGAAAAAAGACGGAGGCCGCTGCCACAAAGAAAACAGTGATACTATAAAAGAATATCATTGCTTTTTTTGTAGACCAAGAACCGCCCAAGCGGTATTCCGCTATCAGCCCACAAAAGAAATTTAGCGTAAAGACCATAAGCATAGCGTGCATAAAGTCCTTTATTGGCGAAAGCAAAGCAAGCAACCCGCTTACCACTGCTATAATAAAAGTTTTAATATCATTCATAATTAAAGAGTTGTTAAAAGATAGATATACATAGTTATGGCAATTCCCGCAAGCACGTCAGTGGTGTTATAGCTTCGCTCTTCGAGGGCTGCACCCACCACCTCCGCACAGTTAAAAACCGCAATTGCCATTACACAAGCTACCGCCCAACGGCGCTCTGCACTTACCCCGCTTAAGGGGGTGAGAGCAACTCCCACCCCTATAACGATAGCGGTAATTATAATTAAAACATATTTCGTTATAAAACTTTTCATAAGAGTTTGGTTTTTAATATTTACAAACCCCTCATAAAATTCTCGATAATAGAGCTTTGCCATTGGTGAGCTTTATTATTTGGGTGCATGTCGCTCGCCCCGTTGAGAGCGAACTGCGCCCCTCTTATTTCTTTAATTTTTGGGTCGAGTTCGATTTGCTCTCCTCTCGTTCTAATCATCGGTATTGTAGGGCTGTATAAATCCAAAAAAGCAACTCCCCAACGCTTGCAACAATCTATAATTACATTTCTACGTTCTTGTTCTGCAAAATCTGTAACAATGACGCCGACGTGCGCAAATGGTCTATTCGTGAAAATCCACTCAAATATATAGTTGAAAGCCGCTCCAGTGCTTCCAGCTTTTTCGTTGCTCCAAGCTTCCACTTTGTCGGTAGCTGAACCAATTTGCACGCCGTGACCCTTGTCGTTTATTCCAAACCAAATGGTGATATAATCCACATCGTTTGGAATGCTTTCAAATTTTCGATTTACAATGTATTGGTTGAGAGTTGTTCCACTCGCACCTTGATTTAAGACACCCATATTATTGCGGTTTCCAATAATATAAGGATATACTTTTGGACTGCCTTTAAAAACCCCGTCTTCCGTGATTTTTTCAGTGCCTATCGCATCCGTGAAACTATCGCCAATCGCAACGTATTTTTTACCCCAAAGTACATTTGACGCTTTTAACATACTAAGTGCTTTTACATCGATGAGGCTTTCGATGTAAGGGCGAAACCAATCTTTTGTAACTAATGAAAATACAACGCTTTCGGGGTTTACATCTGTGCTGAAAGATTGAAAGAAAACGTATTTCACACCTGACGGGATAACGACCTCCACGCCTGCACGCAAATCTTTTCCTACAACAGAAGAAATTTTGCTTTTGCTTTCATCGAAAAAAGCATAATTCACCGCTGAGCCCAAAGCAAAGCCTTTGTAGTTAAATTTCATTCCCTCGCCAACTTTAAGCAAGTTAATATCGGTGTGCTTTACGCTGAACTTATTAGTTGCGCTATTCCACACTAAGCTATCGTTGTAAAACCCTTCTGAACGTGTGAAAATAGTAAGCGGTTTTAATTCGTCTTCTAACTCTGTTATTTTGCTTAAATCGTGTTTGAGCAAATAGTCTTGAATGAGGGTTTTTGTCGTTTTTTGGCCAATTACATAGGTGTTCTCGTGACCTGTTGAAATTGAAATTTTCGCAACGTTTGGAAACTCTGTCAAATCGATGATTTTTTCACTTGTGGAATTGCCGTTCTCGTTTTCGTAAGTTACGTTTTTTAGCACTCTTCCGTCGTCGTCTAATAGCAAAGTTCGAGCACTCGAGAACCAACCTGCGTTTGTCTTAATTTTATCAAAGCCTTTAACGCTTAAATCTTTGCAATAAGAGGCGTTAGCGTAATTTACAACGCTATTTTTATTATCAATAAAACCACCTTTCACGAAAGTAGGTTTTAAATCAACTTCTTTTTTTACATAGTTAGCTTTTGTATTTGCAGAGTTTTCATCGCTAACTTGAATAAGTTCTTCACCATTCCAACGATACAAAGTATTATTTGCTCTATTGATGTAGATTTTCTTTGCAAATGGTCGTGGATTTTGTCCTTTCGTTTGATAATCGCTGTCGGTGGCGGTGCCTTCGTCACCTAAAATCCAACCTGCTGAATAATGATTTTCACCATTGATTTTTGCAACAAAGCGTTTGTTTGTAGCGTCAAATAAAACTTTAAAATCGCCTGTTGCGCTTTCCATTTGCACTGCAACTGCTCTGTCTGTAAATCCGTCAAATTCGAGTACTTCAAGAACATCTGTTGAAGGCTTCGCACGCTCTAAAGCATTCAAGCGTTCATTCACTTTTGCAAGTAACGCTGTTAAAGTATCGCTGTCTTTTAGCCCTGCAAGAAAATTCTTCACTTCGTTGAAATTCTCTATTGCTGTTGTTGCGTTTTCGCCTACAATAGTGTTTAATTGCTCTTGCAAACGCTCAACAAGCCGTCTAACGCTTTGAATTGCTTCTGCATTTGTTGCATTTTGATTGTTACTTGCAACGCTTTCTTGCAATGTCTTAATCGTTTGTTCAATGCTTTTAATCTTTTTGTTTTGCTCTTCGTCTGTTTTTGACGTCACATTTCCGTTGTTGAGCAATTGCGAAATAATATCAGCAATTAAGCGAAAAACATCGCCAATTCGTTGTGCTGTATTTTCGCCTACTTGTGTTGCGTTTGCAACTTGTTCTGCTTTGCTTTTTAATAACTCTGCATTCTCCATTTTTTAATCTCCTATCGCCTTAATTCGTGTTCTTGTTCCTCTTACTTTCTTGTTTTTAGTTACTAACTTGTGATGCTTCATATATGCAATACAACTGCCGAGATAGTTCTCTGCAATGTTCATCACGTCGTTATATTGATTTAGATTGTCTTTATTTTCGATGTGATTTGCATAATTTTCTTCGTGCTTTACAAACCCAGTTCGTACAAGCATTGCACCGCCTGCACGCAACATTTTAGCATATACGAAATATGCAAGTGCTTTTTTCAAGCCAACACAATAAGAAGTTTTGCTTTCGCTCTCGTTGCAACTGCATTCTGTATCTTTGCGTTGATATTCACCACCATCTAAAAGGATATTACCTGAAAATGTCGCATCAAATGTGCCGTCAAAGCTATTAATTAACGCCTGCTTAAAAACATCATAACCAAGCGTTGGAATAATAAAATTTTGCTCGCACTCATCAATAAAAACTTCAATGTCTTTTTCTTCGACGTGCTTACTTGTCGGGCGTGCTAATTCTTTAAATTGAGCAACTGAAATTAAGTGTCTGTTATTCTCCATTTGCTTTGTCGTTTTTGTCTGCGCTAATATATTTTAGCGGACGTATTGAAAAATCGAAAGGTATTGTTTTGTCAAACCAGTGTGCAAAAATTTGAGTAAAGCCACGTTCAATAAAACGTTGCTCTGTCGTCACTTCGCCTGCATAATATTCATACGCATCACGCATCACGTCACCGCTAAAGCCTAACTTACCTATACGAATAGAATAAAATAATTCTTGATGAAATTGCGAATAAATACGACTTACAACACTTTCTTCTGTTGTCGTAAATTCTTTGTCAAAATTTCTTGTTGGAAATGGTACAACTTTGGGTTCATCTTCATTATTTTCAAGTTCAACATAAAGAATTTTTGACCCCTTCGTATCGCCTTGAAACTCTCGCAAGTCTTCATCTGCTATCATCTGACGCTCTTCTTCTTCGCCTTCTTCATTGATGTGTGGTGCGCCTTTCTTTGCAACCAACATACACGCAATTAAGAAGTTATTGCGAACGTTTCGATATTTGATATTTCCAAGTCCTTCATCTGTTGAAATCTCTGTTACAACGGCATCATATATTGGCGTTGGATATTGATATTTGCCGTCCATTGAAAGCCAAATAATTTGCCCTTTGTAGTGCTCGATACCTCCGCATTCTTCAATCTCTTTCAATACTACATTTGCATTAGGATTGAAAGTTTTAAAGTGTGTGATGTTGTCTTCTTGCACACGTTGAACAACTCCGTTTTTTGTTTTTTCGCCTTTCCAATCGCAATGAATAAGTATTTCTTCGACTTCGCCAAACTCATTTGTTTCTTTCAATCTACATTGTTCGAAAGGCACAAAATTAACTTCTGTTATTTCGCCTAAAACGTTGTAATTAACGTGAAGGGCAAAACCGCCAAAGCGTGTGACATCGTCCGCAACGTGATGCAATAAATCGTCCATTGTTTCGCCTTCTCTGTTCACCTCCATTGCAGAAAAGAACTCGTTATTAAATCCGTAACCCTCAACGAATTTTCGATAACGACTAATGCACAACTGCGCTGTACCTGAAGCACTTGTAATTGCACTAATGTTTTGTGGATAAAGATTATCACTGCCAAAACTTTGCAAGTTAAAACGCCTTTCAAAATTTACATCAAGCCTTTTTTGCGGTTTCTTCGCTGTCTTTACGTTCATCGTTTTTGCCCTCTCTGTGTATGTTATTTTTTGCCTTTCTTCTTACTCTCGACTGCAAGTTTTTTTTCAAAAAGAACTTCTTGCTCGGGGAATTCTTTCAAATACTCTTGCGCTATTTCATCGGTCAAATTATCGTTTGTGAAAACTTGACCACCTTTGAAAGTTGGACAATTAATAATTACGCCTGCTCTCAATTTGAAATTCAATTCTTCTGCCATTTTTCCGTTTTTATTTAAATAGTGAATAACTTCAATTACTGCATCGTGGTAACATTGTTGGCAAGTCGTTGCAACGAATGTACGCCCTGTTACTTCGATGTATAATTGTTCGATTAATTCTTTATCAGAAGAGTTAAAGGGGTTTTCAAATCGCCCCCTTAACTCATCAATGATTTGTTTTGCTTCGTCAATTGTCATTTAACCTACACTACCAGTCAATGTTTTAAACTGCGTTTCAGTGGTACTTGCATCTGTGTTGAAGTAGAACAATGCC